CGATCTGATCGTGACCGTCAGCGAAGCGGTCATCGGGTTCATCGCCGACGTGGTCCAGTTCTACTTTGAGCTGCCCGGCAAACTCGTGACGGCCCTCGTGGACCTTGCGGGCGACGTGCTCGGCGTGTTCACCGACATGTTCCTCGACGTGACGACCGCCATCGGCGGGTTCATCATCGACGCCGTTCAGTTCTACCTCGACCTGCCCGGCAAGCTCGTAGATGCGCTGGTCGACCTGGCGTCGCTGGTCCTCGGAGTGTTCGAGGGGATGTTCACCGATGTCGTCAGCGGCATCGAGACGTTCATCAGCGACGCTCTGGCGTTCTTCACGGATCTACCTGGCGAGATTGTCTCGACGCTCGGCGACCTCAGTCAGCTCCTCGCCGGGATCGGCTCCGACATCATCGGTGGTCTGTTGCGCGGGTTGAAGGACAAGTTTGAGGAGACGAAGGACTGGGTGGGAGGAGTCGCTGGAACGATCGCGTCGCTCAAAGGCCCTCTGTCGTACGACAAGGTGCTTCTGACACCGGCAGGTACCGCGATCATGGAGGGCCTTGAGAAGGGACTGGACCGGGGTGTCACGCCGGTCTACGAGATGGTCAACAGCATCTCGTACGGGGTCGTGCGGTCTGTGCGCGACATGATCGACTCGATTGTGTCCGACCTGGAAACGATGCCCGGCCGGATCGTACAAACATTGGGCGACCTGTCGGAGCTGCTGATGCCGGTCGGGGAGGACATCATGGAGGGCTTGAAGAAGGGCTTGAAGGTGGGTTCCGATCCAGTGTTCGAGCTACTAAAGGACATCGCCAAGCGGGTGGCTGACGAGGTCAAGGCGATCACGAAAGCGGCGCGCGAGGCGACAGCGATTTCGGCGCGTCCGACGAGTACGCGTCCGCGCCCGCGCCCGCGTCCGCGCCCGAACCCGCTTGCCGACCAGTTCGCGCCGATCGGCGATCTGGCTTCGGCGGTCCGCAACCCGTTCGCTGGCAACGGCCCGTCGTCGACGTTGCAGCCGAACATGCTGACGACCATCGGCGGTCGCGCCGACACGTCGCTGCGTTCAAGCGAGATCGTCAGGATTGACAACGCCAACTTCTACGACGGCACCGACGCCGACCTGGTCGCCCAGAAAACGATGATGGCGCTCGCGTCGAGGAGACTCTGACCATGACGATGTATCTGACCGACGACGTGCTCGGCCGTCTCGACCTCGGGCCGACGCCCGCCGAGATCGTGGCGGAGACATGCGGGAACACCGGCTACGTCGTCACCGGCTGGCAAGTCGGGTTCCCGACCGTACGCGAGGTGACCAGGCCGCGGGCGCTCGGCGACGGCGAGATCGACGACACCCGGTTCGTCGGTGCCCGCGTCATCTCCGGTGAAATCACGATCGATCATCGGGTTGGCGGCGACGCGCAACTACTGTTCGACGCGCTCGCCCCGTTCCTGTCGCCGCGCCGCCGACCCCGGCTGCACTGGACCGTTCCAGAGTCGACGCAGGTGCGCTCAGCGATCGTTCGCGGCGTCGACATGCCGATGGTGGTCGAGCGGTCCAAGTTCAACGCGATCGTCGCGCAGTGGAAGTGTCCGTCCGGTGTGATCGAAGCACCCGTCATCTCGAAGATCGTCATTCAGCCGTCCGGCGACGTGGAAGAGGGACGACACTACGGCGCACCCGCCGACCAGTTCGGCCCGTATTACACGAACGCGTCAGGTGAGGTCGGCAGGCAATACCCGCTGTCCATCCCGGCCGGTACCCGCATCGTCACGAACAACGGCAACTCCGTCGCGGACTGGATCATCACGATCTTCGGCGAGGTAGAAAACCCGACGCTGACGATCAACGGGACGACGATGAGTTTCGACCAGAACGGCGGCGAGACGATCAACGCCGGATCGTCTATCACGATCAACTCGGCTGATCGCACCATCCTGTTCAACAACGACCCGACGCAGTCCCGCTACAACAAGGTCAACTTCGCTGACTGGTCGTGGGACGACTTCCGGCTCCAACCGGGCATGAACCTGGTCGGCTACTCAGGTGACGTCGTCGGGGTCACGTCGTCGCTGCACATGTCGTATCGGGACTCGTACTTGTGACGCGACGAGCGGTCCCGAGCGACGTGTTCTCGATCGGTGTCGGCCCGTACACCGGGTCCGGCCCGGTGCAGGAGGTCGGCACGTTCTCAACCGTCACCGTCACCCAGTCGTTGGACACCGGCACAACCGTCGCTTTCGAGTTGCCCGGCACGTCCCCTGCTGCCCGCCAGATCGACGAGTTGGCGACCGACGTTTGGGTGTACCTCGCTGCCGCGACGATCGCCCGCTGCCGGGTCGTGTCGGTGGAGCAAACGTTCGGACCGGAGGGCGGCGACTCGGTGCAGGTGTCGGCGGTCGACTACAAGGGGTTGATGAACAACCGGCACGTCCATTCGGGGTTGGAGTTCGTTTCCGTCGACCAGGCGGTGATCCTGTGGAACCTGATCGTTCACACTCAGGCGCAAACGGGCGGCGACCTCGGCATCACGTCGGGCACGCTCGACGGTGGCGGCATCACCCGCGACCGCTCGTACTCTCCCGGCGACAACCTCGGCAATATCATGGGGAACCTGTCGAACGTCATCAACGGCCCGTGGTGGGGGATTGACGCCGACCTGGTGCTGAACGTCGCACCGTTCGACTCGTTCACGACGGCGCTCACCCCGATCCTGCTTGGCGTGACCGCCCGTGTGATGAACCGGCAGTCGGGTGTCGGCCAGTTCGCGAACGCTGCGATCATCACCGGCAACAAGGACGCGACCGTTCCGCTCGCGATCGCTAACTCTGACCTCGGGACTGACCCTCGCGGCCGGTGGGAGCGGGTCGAGTCGTTCCCGAGCGTGACGGAGCAGAACACGCTCGACGAGAAAGGCGAAGGACTGTTGCAGTCGGCGCGCTCACCGATCGCCCGCTGGGCCGCTGAGATCGACCCGGCCCGGTACTTGGTCGACGCGGCGTACACACCGGGCCAGTTCGTGGACATCGTGGTCCCGCCGTCGCTGGTCGCCCCGATCGGCGTTCCCGAGTTCTCGGTGTTCGGGCAGATCACGTCGGTCACCTTGACGATCGACGCTGACGGGACGACCGGCGTTTCGGTGATCGCCGTGGAGGTACCCGATGAACTCTGACCGCGGCGCGACGCCGGGAGTTCAGCAGCAGGCGGCGCTCTTCGAGGACATGCTGCGCCGCCTCGCTGCGGTTGAGTTGGTGGCGGGCGGGACGAGCGGCTTCACGTTCATCGGGGACACGACACCGACCGCGATCCGCGAGGGGCAAACGTGGTATGCGCCGACTGCCGGTGTCGCTTCGGTTTGGTCTGCCGGGGCGTGGGTCGCGTACTAGCCTGGCGCTCATGGCGATCGAACTACCCTTGTGGATGCAGGATGTCGCGTTCTCGGCGCGACAGGACCGGCAGATCATCAAACGGTTCGCCCGCAGCGAGGAGAAAGTGTTCGAGGGGTTGGAGGTCACGCAGAACGGCGTCGGCACGTTTTTCGTGGACGTGTCCGCTGGCGGCGCTGCCATCCAGGGCGACGACATCTCCGATCAGGGCATGTACCTGTTCGAGTCGACCGCTTCCGAGACGATCGAAGTTCCGCCGTCGCCGGGTGCCGGGACGCGCACCGACACTGTGATTGCTCGCGTCAACGACGCTCAGGCTGGCGGTGCGGGCATCCCGGCCGATGAGGGCGTGATCGAGTGCATCGAGGGGACGACGATTCCTGACACGGCGATCGCTCTCGCAGAGATTGCTCGCACCGATGTCGAGGCCGGGATTTTCACGGCGGCGATCACCGACGTACGTGTGATCGAGCCGAACACGGTCGTAGTGTCGGTCAACGGCGACGACGGTGTGGTGGTGCTCGACGCTCCCGACGTGAACGCTGTGCCGGTGGCACCGGGCGTCACGATGCGGTTCCGAGGGTACGGGCCGACCGATCCGGTGTCCGGCAACGAAGTTGGCGACGTGTTCTTCCGGGAGGCGTGACCATGACGATCAGCGGCATTCAGGTATCGACGCTTCGCGACAATCTCGAACCTCAGCATTCAATAGCGCGAGCTTCAAACGGGCGGGTGTGGGCGCTCGCTGACGGAGACCTTTTGAGAACTTCCGTGGACGACTGGGTGACGCCCGTAGACAGCTCGTCAGTGTCGGGCGGCATTACGAGCAGAGGTAGCGCGATCTGTATTACCGACACGGATCACATGTTTGTGATGGGCACGAACACGTCTGACCGGTGGGTGCTTGCGGCGTACTCGGGTGCCGATGCTGAGCCGCCGACGCTTGAAGATACGGAAGTCGTGCTTACCCAGGCACCGGAAAGTGTGCAGAATTGCAACCTGGACCTAACGGCGTTCCCTAACCCTGACAACGCTGACGAGATTCTTTTGTGGGCGCACGCTTCTGGCCTCGACGGAGGTTTGTCGTCGCAGTACCGGATGGGGATTGCTTACACGATTTCAACAGGGACGATTACGGAGTTCATCGCCCAGCGGTTCAACAATCTCAGTTCGGGGGTACCCGCCAATGCGGGCGACTCGTTGGATTGGTCGCACAACGGGGACGGGTCAACAGCCCTGCCAGGCAAGAGGCTGGTGTTTCAGGCGACCACTTATGATGGAAACTCGACTTCGTCGTTCAAACGCCAACTCGTAATTTTCACGGATCAAGAAATATCGCTTGGCAGCGTTATTGAGAACGAAGCCAGCGGGTTTGAATTTCAATGGCCGTGTAGTTTATGGACTGGCAGTCAGTGGGTCTACAGCTACTTTGACGCTGTCCCAGGGGAGGTCAAGATGTTCGTTGCTGACCCGCCTGACTTTTACTTCCCTACGGAGCTGACGGTCCCAGCCAAACCGGTTGTGGGCACTTGGTTCAACCGGCACCGGATCGCGTACCGGGACGGACGAATCATCCTGTGTCAGTACATGGGTAATCCTGCGAGCGCGGACGGTGGACTTTGGACCTGCCAATACTCGCTGTTCAACGGGACGTGGACGGCGTGGGAGCAAGGGCTACCGGCAACCGAAAACGGCGGTGGGCATCTCGGTGGTCCGGCAGTCGAATTGCACAACGCGAGTTCATCAACCGTGCAAGCGTTCTGGTCGGGAGAAGACATCTTGGGCGCCGAGAAAAACACGATTATCGAGATTCCGGTTACTGCGTCACCGAACGCGCCGACGTTGGTCGCCCCGGTTGGCGTAGACGTTTCAAACTCTGTGTCAACTCTCTACGACTGGGCGCACGACAGCCCCGGCCCTGACCCGCAGGAACGGTTTGTCATGGTCAGAAAGAGAGTTGCCTGATGGCCGGTGGACAAATCTCAGGAGCGGTCGCGGGGGGCACGCTCAATGTCAACAGCGAAGACGCCAGTGAAACGGGGGTAACCGTCGCATCGGACGGCCTAAACGTGTTCGTCACGGGCCTAACAAACGACAGGGTCTACCGATACTCAATGTCGACGGCTTGGGATTTGTCGACGGCTACTTATGCGTCTGACTTCATGTCGACGCAAACTAATCCGCAGTGCTGCCGTCTGTCTCCTGACGGCACGAAAATCATCGTGTACTCAAAATTCATCACTGCACGTCTGTATCAGTACGACCTCTCCACCCCGTGGGATTTGTCGACGGCATCTCTTGGGACGACCGCAACGCTGACCTCTGAGACGGAGTCGCTAATAGGTCCGTTCGACGTGAACGACATCGGCACAAAGCTGTTCGTCGGCGGCGGAGGGCTGACCGGCGGGATCAGCGTGTTCGCCCTCTCCACTGCGTGGGATTTGTCGACGCTGACGTTTGAGGGTCAGGTAACCGAGGAGCTTGGCCGGACACGAGTATCAGGTATTGGATTCAGTCAGGACGGCACCGAGATGGTCACCGGGTTCTCGGACCACGACGCGACTGAGATTCACCAGTACGGCCTCAGTGTTCCGTATGACCCCGCAACGGCGCGTTTGCGTTCGACGCTGGCGGTAGCGAGTTTCTACACGTTCGTTTACCAGTCAGAGCTGGGCAAGATTTACACAATGGACCGGGCAGGAAACCGGGTTCAGGAGTACGACGTTTCGGGGCTCACGCCGGACATGCCGACTGTTTTGACGCCTGGCGACGGCGTGTTTGCGGCGCTCACAGACGGCGTGGACTTCACCTACGTCTACAACGCTGACAGCACTCCGTCTGTTCAGGTCGGGTACGCGCTGGCTCGCCGCCCAATTGATCTCAGTCTCACGACCAGAA